AGTGGGGGCACCACCCCCAGTATTAAGTATGGTTCGTACCTCACCAAGACATCCAATGGCTTAGGTATCGCTCGGAAATATGGTGATGCCGTGGCATTTCCTTAACGTGTGTCTATTGTGGGAGGAGCGTTCTATGCCTGATACGCTGGTCTTAGTGTATGAGAAAGCGACCGGCACCCCGGCGTATATGCATACAGTCGATGCCAAGGAAGCGGTAGGCCTGGGGCAGTACACGTATACCGCGCCCGAAGGCCAGGAAGCCGACGACGCGGCCAAAGCGCAGGCGATGGCCGTGGCGCGGGGGGTGCCTGCTCCCCTGCCGCCGGAAATGTCCCCTGCTGTGCCAGAGATCGAGACGCCCACGCCTGCTCCGCCTGTGGAGGCGAGTTCTCCCGCGTCTGGGGGAGTCAGTACACGGACTGGGAGTCGCAGTCGGCACACCACTGATGACGCAGGCGGGCTCTAGTCGTGGACTTCGATGCCACGGTTGGTGGCCCTGACGCGACAAGTTATGTCACGGTTGCCGACGCCACCGATCTCCTTGAAGGCCGCCTCTACATCGATCCCTGGCTCCAGGCCGCCTTGCCTGAGCGCGAGGCGGCCCTGATGTGGGCCACCTCGCTCCTGGATACGCAGGTCGTGTGGCATGGCACGCCGAGTACCACCACGCAAGCCCTTGCCTGGCCACAGACCGGACAGACCGACCGGTACGGGCGTCCTATTGCTACGGATGTGGTGCCTGGGGATGTCCAGCAGGCCACAGCAGTGTATGCGCTGGAGCTGCTGCGTATGCCGGCGCCGACCAGTGGGAGTAGTCAGGGGTGGGTGAAAGAGCGACGCATTGGCTCGACGACGGTGGTGTATGGCGAGTCGACCACGACGGTGCGCGTGGCCAGCCAGAGCATTCCGGCCGAAATCCGGTCATTGCTTGGCGCCTATGGCACGATGGCCGGGATGATGATAGTGCCGCTGGCGCGGACGTAGGAGTGCGTATGGACCCTCTACTGACGGTGATGCTCACCGACACGATTACCCATGCCGCCTATGTCAGCCAGGACAGCTATGGGCAACCGACCTATGCCGCTGGCGTAAGTCATGCGGCACGGATTGACTACCGTGTACGCCGCTTCATGACCGCGCAGGGGCAGGAGCGCGTCAGTCAGGCAGTCGTGTATCTGGCCTGGGACTTTGCACTCGATCTCCGGGATAAGCTGACGCTGGACGATGGCACCAGCCCGGCGCTGCAACGGGTAGATCGGTTTAAGGATGAAGTGGGCAATCCGCACCATTACGAGGCGTACCTCTAGGGAGTCGCTGCATGGCGCCAGTGTTTGCCAAGGGGGGTACTCAAAATTTTGTCATCAGGCCACCCACGTTTGCGGCGGGCGAACAGCGCTGGCGCAGGTATGTGGAGTATTTCGCCCCATTCGGTTATACAATGGGTTTCATTGTTCCACGTCAGGAAAACATGATCTTTTCTATTACGCCCTGGCTTTGTCGTCTTCGTCAAGGCTCTTTCAATCGACCATCCATACTTTCTCAGTCGATTGCGCAGTGTACTCGCTTGGATACCAATGATTTCGGCCCATTCTGGTACCGAGCATGTGACTCCTTGATGCGTTACAAATACCGTAGTCCGCGTATTGCGAGCTTGTTGTGTTTTAGTCGCCCAATAACAGTTCTCTGGAGCATAGGGGCCATTGTTGTCACGTCGTTCCAGCGAATAGTTTTGCGAGGGTCTTTCACCCATGTCAGCCAGAAAATTAGTAAAGCTTTCTTGCCAGCGTTGACAGACAGTGATGCCCCGCGCGCCATAGTATTTATAGTCTTGGTTCGTTACACAGACACAGCGGCCAATCATTCCTGCCCAGGTGCGAAACGTTGGGGTAGAACTATGGCCGTGGGTAGTATTAGCTGTACGCCGTCTTTCCTGCTGCAGACAGCCACAACTCCTGGTGGTCCTCAAGAGAAGGCTTGTTGCACGGACAATGTGTTGATTCCCACAGGTACATTGACAAAGATAGTGACGTCCAGGCTTTGGGCCTTTGATAGGGGCTATAACCAGAAGCCGTTCAAATTGTTGTCCCGTAATGTCTGGCAGTGCTTGTGGCATCGGCATCTCCCTTTGTCCTTTGGGGATATCTCACGAGGTGTGTGGCAACTGGCAGTGAGACTTGCTGCCCCGGTTTCGAACCCGGTGTTACCACACAGAATTATAGCATATTGAAAGGGTTTATGGAGTGCAATGGATCTTTATTTTGCTTGGAATGTTCTTGTTTTTTCCGTCAATGGTACTTTCGCAGCCAGAGGTTACTTGTAGCAGTATGCTCAAGGAAACGGAACTCAAGCTCAACGGGGAAATGCTGCTGACACGCACCTTGCGGGATGCCGCCGCGCGTGAGTTACGCATGGCGCTGGAACGGGCCGAACGGGCGGAACAGGCCCAGGCCAAGTTGCAGCAGGAGTTGAAGCAAGCCCAACAGCCCACAGAAAAGAAAGACTAGCGATGCTCAGCGTGACCCTTATCCTCGTCTTGGCCGCGTTTGTCTGCGCCATCCTGGCAGCCACCGGGCGACCGCCTCCGTTATGGGTCGCGGTCGTTTTGCTCTGCGTACTACATCTCGTCCAGGTGCTGCCGCTGGGGGTCCGCTGATGCACGCCTGGCTTCAGGGCAAGAAGACGTATCTGTGTGCTGGTGCAGGTGGCGTGGTGATCGTGCTCTACTTCGTGGGTGCGCTGGAGAAGAGTACGGCTGACGCCCTGCTGGCCGCGTGTGGCTTCGGCAGCCTGGCGGCACTCCGGGCGAGTCTGAAGGCCCGGATCGAGGCGCGACAGGCAGCCGTTCCCCATACTGTGCCACCTGTGCCGCCACTGGTCGATGAAACGGGGAAGCCCGTGAGGTGATCTATGCGCTATGACGTGCTGACCTGGGAGCCTGATCCTGCTGAAACACGCCCGTGGGAAGTCGCACTCGCCAGTTTCCTCAACACACAGGTGGCAGACGGCTGGCACCTCGTCACGATGGCCGAGCGCCTGGTTGAGGTGGCCCAGATTGGCGGCATGGGGGGCACGACGCACGAGGAGCGGGTCATGGTGCTGGTGTTTGGGAAGGAGACGCCATGATTACCCTGACGATTGAGGGATTGCCGGCATTGACACAGCGCTTTCAGCGGGTCGTGACTGAGGCGAAGCAGGCCATGCTGGCGGCGGTGCATGCGGAAGCAGAACGGATCCTGGATGAGGCACGTATCCTCACGCCGATTGACACCGGACTTTTGGTTAGCACAGGTATGGTGGTTGACCGCGTGGATGGTTCAGATATTCGATTCGGCGGCAACGGCCTTGCCCCCTACGCCGTGATCGTGCACGAGGACGTCACCATGAACCATCCGAATGGTGGGACGCACCATTTCTTGACTCAGCCAGCTCTTGCGGCTGTCGGGATCATGGCGGAACGGCTCGCCGCTGATGTGGTGCCACGCCTACGGAGATGACCAATGGCACTTCCCAAGCCCCGCCTGGACAGTTACGGACGCCCCATCGCCCCGCTGGTCGATGCCTGCGAGGAGATCCTCTATGACCGCCCCTTTAACATCCAGCAACGACGCCATCTCCTGCACAACCTTGACGAACAATTCCAGGCCCTGTTACGTCGGGGGCAGTATGCTGAGGTGCAGATTGGGTTTCGGGTGCAAGATGGCGTGATTCAGGCGGAGTTGAGTATCTGCGTGACCCATCAGCGCCGGTATGAGCGTGAGGACTAGCTATGCTGCTCGACGAATTGGCAACGTACCTGCAAACCACTGGCGTGGGCGTCGTGGGCACGACGATCTTTAAAGGCACGATCCCCCTGGCAGGCCCCGATGCCTTGCTGGCGCTTGTCGAGGTGCCAGGGATGGCGCCCGTGCTCACGCATGATCATACCAGATATGAGCAACCAGTGATCCAGTGTGTCATTCGGGGGGCACCCCATGCGTACGAAACGGCGCGCGTGACCGCCCAGGCAGCCTGGGCGGCACTCGATGGCGTCAGTAACGAGGCGCTATCGGGCGTCGACTACCTGTGGATTACGGCGTTACAAAGTGTCTGGTATTTACGGACGGACGCTTTTCATCGCCCCCACCTCGTCTTTACTGTGCGTGTGGCCCGAGCGCTGGGGTAGGAGAGTCTCTATGGGGTTGACCGAAAGTCAGGAACAGCTGCTCTATACCGATATTACAGTCACGCACCAGTTCGAATTTGCCGATGAGGTCGCGAATTCGGATGACCAGGCAATTGCACACGCCTACAACGCACCGGCAGACCCCACTTTCTGGGTGTGGAAAACGGCGCTCACGAAAGAGGAAGTCGTAGGCCCACCCAGTGAGGAGGGAACCACGTTTACCTGGGCAGGCAATGGCTTTATCGGGCGCTCTGTCGGCGAACTTACGGCCTGGCAAGAACTTTTTAGTGGAGAGACGCTCATCACCAACCCGAGCTTTGCCAACGTCCGGCAAGCCTTTCAGGATATTTTCAGTGGTACCGGCAACGCCGCAAATAATCGTACGCATCTGGGGATCGTCAGGCGCCGCGCGGCAACCCGCGCCGAACAACTCTTTGCTACGGGCCAGGGGACGACGACTGCCCCCGCGACGATGACGTTTGAAGGCCCGCTCACCTATCTCGACATTGCTGGCGTCTTTGGGCGAGGATAGCCTGGTATGGCCAATGCGCTCTATCTCGTCAGGGGGACCCCCCTGCTTTTCGCAGACACGGCACAAACCGAAGATGTCGCCCTCACCTTGTCGGCTCTGGCGAACGGGGCGGGCCGCGTCAGTGCCGTGTATGACCAGGGCAGTGGCGCGAAGCCCGCCCTCTGGGAATGGCGGCTGCATCTCCAACTTACGGGGACCAACGTGGTGGGCGCAGCCATTGAGGTCTATTGCTTCACCTCCGACAATAGTTATGAAGATGGCGAGATTGGTACTTCCGATGCCGCACTCACGACCTCGAAACGGAACAATGGCAAACTGGCGGGCCAACTCATTGTCGATCAGACCACCACCAATACCACGATGACCGCCTCCGGCACGCTCCTCATTCCGACCCGTTACTTTTCCATGGGACTCTGGAATGCCACGACCCTCCCCCTCAAAACTGATACCGCCGTGCATGGCCTCGTGATGACCCCTCTGTACTGGGAGCTCCAGTAAGGAGTCCCTGTGGATATCAGACTTGCTGGCGTGATCGACGCAGATCCCTGGATGATTGACCTCCTCAACCCGGTC